TTGAGTCTTGGCATCAACCAGCAGACGACCGCCCAGACCAAGCAGATGCTTGACGACTTTTGCGAAATGTATGATTTCAATCCCCAACCCCTCATCGAGTATATTTGGCTCAAGGTTGTGGGAGACCTTTTTCAGAAGTACCAACAACGCTACATCAGAAAGATGCCCGATACCTCCCTCACAGAGAAGCAGGACAAGATGCTCAAGGAGATTCATCATCATTTTATCGAGTCTTTGAAAGCCGGCAACCGTCGCCCAACTGACAAGACCAGAATAATGGATATACTCGCGATGCAAAAACCCTCCTCCCTCAATCAGCTCATCGCCGAGTATGAAAAGAAAGATAAGGACGCAGAGAGAGAACGTCGCATGAGAGAGATGTAAAAACCGATATGATCCTCGGACTTTCTAATTCGACCAAAAACGGTTCGCCGTTATCGCCCAGATCACCGGGCCTTGAAAATTTTACCCTTCGGGGTAACATTTTCTTACAAGTGACCCAAGAGGATAGATATGATAGTACAACTATCACGCTCGCCATATGAAATCTAAAGACAAGCATTCCATATAGTGAAATGCATCACACTGTAAGTCAATTGTTAAACAATCCCCGCGGGCTTGTGTACCTCAATGACCAGTACATGAAGGATATCTTCAAGTTCAAAGACCACGACATTCAATTTCTGAAGCTGTTCTGGCAACCAGACTTTGACGAATCATGGGTCTTCCTTGACGAACCCTTCATTGAGACATGGCTCATTCAGGACACTAACCTCAATCTTAATCAACTATATCAACAAATCCTGTTCACCATGTTTCACAAGGACGCCGACTACAAACTGTCGTTCGAGGCCAACCCTGAGAGTATGTACATGGTCAAGGGGTACTGCCTCAAAGACCTGTGCATCATCTGCAACAAGCTCTTCAGAGACTTCTTTGTCAGACTAGCCCGCGTAGCCCACATGCTCGTCCTCACCAAATCTATTGAGGACAACACGACTCAGATCAAACTCAACAAGGCCACCAAACAACTTGACACCTTGTCCAGCAAGATCGACAACCTCACGTTCCTTGTCGAAGAGATCGTAAGTGAACGACTAGCCGAAGTGACCAACAAGGTGATCCCGGACTCAAGATGTGAGGAGGTAGTTAACCTCATTAAGTTGCCTCAATCGTTCAGCGCATCACCCCGAATGCCCTCCCACCTCCACAATGCGGGATACATAGTCATCAGGTGCCTCCGAAAGAACTACAACAAACATCTCAATAGGGTCAAGGCGTATGGAGTAAACGGGGGCGACATCATGATGGAGCAGGTATTTGATTCACCAGTCGCCAACAGAGGCATAGATATCGTGAAGGCGCTTAGGGATGTCGGCGTCAAGACACACAAGAGCAACGGCGTGTCGGCCGATGATCAGCTCAACCTCATAGAGAAAATCAAGAGCATTCTAGATGTCGAGGACATAATCTTGTAATTAAATAGTTTATCCTTCATTACCTACCATAGGTAATGAAATGTTAAAAAATCAACCATATCATGGAAAAAATTGAATAGATTTATTGACGAACAATCTAAGATATTAAAAGGATGAGTAATACTAAGAATCGCCCCGCATCAACCACCACAGGCCTCAATGAGTTCCTGAAGGAGATGAAGGCCCCCAACGACCCCGCCCACACACATGTGTCAATGGGCACCCCCAGGGGCATATATGCCTTTGGGTCCAAGATGAAGGACTTTTGGCAAATCTACAGTAACGCCCTATCTCAGAAGAAGCCCATCTACTTGGCCGAAAACCCCGGTAAAGAGACGCCCATCCTTGTTGACATAGACCTCAGAGTCAAGAAATCCATTCTATCGAAAGAGGACGAGAAACGCCCTCACCTCTACACAGACAATCATGTTGAGGAAGTTGTTGGTGCGTACCAACAGGCCATTCATGAGGTTGTAGACTTCTCAAATATAGACGCCGACAAGCGGGACGCCGCATATACCTGCGTGCTGCTCGAGAAGAAACCATATGAGACCGAGATAGGCGGTGAGAAGTACATCAAGAACGGCTTCCACCTCCACTTCCCCAAACTGTTCTTGGATAAGAAAGCCCAGGAGGTGTACATCATCCCAAAAGTGAAAGAACGCATCGACGGGCTATTCGATAACATCGGGGCCAAGGACTTTCTTGACACTAACTCAATCAACGTCCACTGGCTCCTCTACGGTTCCAGGAAACATAACAACACCCCTTACAAAGCAACCAAGTGCTTCCTCAAAGGCGTGAAGGAGGTTTCCCTTGAAGAAGGCTTGTCAGATTATGTCTGCAGCAGGTACCCAGGCGAATCACCAGACGACGTAGACTGTGACGGTCGCGTGAAGGAGCTGCTGCCGCGCATCCTGTCCATCTTTCTCTACGATAGGGCCAGCCATTACTTCTACAACCCCAAACCTAGCGTCACCACTCCCCTAATGAAGACGTTTGAGATGGTCAAGACCAAGAGGAAGCAGTATGACAACGACTCCATCGAGAAGCAGCTCCAGGAGGCGCAGCAGCTCATCGGTATGATGAACTCCTCGCGCGCAGACGACCGTTCCACCTGGCTCCGCGTCGGCTTCTGTCTGTGGCAGATTAGCGAAGGCGATGACGACGGTTTCTCGCAGTGGCTCGAATTCTCTGAACAGAGTGACAAGTTTGATGAAAGTGAATGTCTGTCGTTGTGGCAAAAGATGCGTCCCAACAACTTCACCATAGGGACGCTCAAGTACTACGCCAAGCAGGACAGCCCCGAGGAGTATGAGAAAATGATAGACGAAAAGACTCATCATCTCGTTATTGAGGCTGTCAACGGATGCCACAACGACGTCGCCAAGATCCTAAACAACGAGTATGGTAATGAGTTCGTGTGCACCTCAATCTGTAATAAAGAGTGGTATCAGTTCAAAGACCACATCTGGAAGCCACTCGACAAAGGCACTCGCCTCCGGGAGCGCATCTCAGACGACAACGGTATCATCATCAAGCAACTCAAGTCCAAACGCTGCGGCATCTACAGCACGCTTGAGGACCTGGAAGGCGACGACCCTGAGAAGAAGGACTGTGAAAAGAGGCTAAAGAAGATCAACGACCTCATCAGACAATGTAAGGCTACACCATTCAAAAACCACGTGATGGTGGAGGCGCAAGAGGTGTTCTATAACCCAGAGTTCCACAACCTTCTCAATAAAAACCCATACTTGGTCGCCTTCAAGAATGGCGTCTACGACTTTGAGAACGACATCTTTAGAGACGGTAACCCAGAGGACTACATCTCAGTCGCGCTGCCCATCGAGTATATGGACTACGGATCTGTTGACCACCCTGATGTGATGGAGGTGGACGACTTCTTTCAGAAGGTCTTCCCAGACCGTGAAATCCGCGACTACTTCCTAGACCAGGCGTGCCATGTCTTTGTGGGAGGTAACCATCAGAAGGTCATGTTGTTCTGGACTGGTGAGGGCGACAACGGCAAGACGGTCACGCAGACCTTGTTTGAGAAGATGCTAGGTAAGCTGGCAGTCAAGTTCAGTACATCCCTCCTCACGGGAAAGAAGGCCAACCTTGGCGCTGCCAATCCTGAGATGGCTCGCGCCGGTGACGGTGTGAGGTGGGCCGTGATGGATGAGCCCAACGCTGACGAGATGATTAGTGCTGGAACGCTCAAAGGTCTGACCGGAAATGACTCGTACTGGGCTCGCGACCTGTTCCAGAAGGGTAAGGAGACAAGGGAGATCCAACCTATGTTCAAATTACACATGATTTGTAACAAACTTCCCGCCATCAAAGACGCCGACAAGGCTACATGGAATAGGAATCGCGTCATCCCCTTCGAGAGCACTTTCAAACCTGAACATGAATGCCCTCATGACTTTGAAGACCAGATCAACCAGAAGATTTTTCCTATGGACAAAAACTTCACGAACAAGATCCCAAAGATGACACAACCGTTAGCCTGGTACCTTATCCAAAGGTGGCGTGCCATCAGGCATCTTGAGCTCGTGGAACCTGAAAAGGTCAAGGTGGCTACCGACATGTACAGGCAGGAGAACGACATCTACAAGCAGTTCGAACAACAATGCGTCTTCACAAAGAAGGATACAAAACTCACTATTGCTACCTTGTACTCTCACTTCAAGGAGTGGTTCAGGGAAGAATACCCCAATCACATTACACCAACCAGAAGTGCTGTCAGACGACACTTCATCACACAGTGGGGCGAACTCGAGAAGGGCAAGTACTGGCCTGACAAGACATGCAGGCAATCGGCCTTCAATCACGATGACGAGGACGAAGACGAAGACGAACGTGAAACTGAGGATGGAAGCGGTACCAAAGTCAATCCATTCATGTAAATGTGATAACACTGCCTTATCAATGTTTTAATTAAGTTGAGCATGGTTAGTATGCCAGTAATCAACGATCACCAAGTGTGTAAGTTGGTCATAACCCCGAGGAGTTATGACGTATTCACTACTCATCATCACGCTGACGCGTCTCTGCGAACTGGAGGTACTCATCGCAACCAAACCTAAAGTCTGGGACTTGGTCAGCCTTGAAGTAGAAGACCGCGTCAGTCCACTCGTTGCTCTGAATCTGGTTGTTAATGTAGATACACGTGTAGTCAGTAGTAAGCTCGTTCATGAGTTGACAAAAGATGGCGTACGAGGGGATGATGCTGGCAAAGTTCTTGTAGATCTTCTCACGGTTGGCCTGGTTGGGCTCCCTGAAGATGAAAACACCATCGATGTTGGTTCTGATGTTGGGTTTAAAGTCAAACACGTACTGGTTCGCGAAGATAGCTAGCATGTTCCAGTGCCGTCCGTTTTTGAAGAGTCCTTGAAGCAGCGGGTCATTAAAGATCTTGACGTCGTCCATGCAGTCGTCCATTACAAGGACTGTCCATCCGTTGGGTAAGTATTCCTTGGCCAATTTCTGACGTTTGATAAAGTTCTCGACTACATCCTTCTTATATTTTTCGAAGATGAAGAGGTTTGGGAAGAGACGCGAGTAGAACTTATTACTGTCCTCAGAGCCGGAGATAACAAGACCTGTGGGGATGACGTGTTTCTTGGCATACAGGAGATGTTTGATCAGGACAGACTTGCCCGAGCCGGGTTTGCCAATGATGGTGATCTTTGACCCGCCAAGATTGGACTTGAGGCTCTCGGTGTTGGGCCTGATGGAATCTATATTCAGTTCCTTGATCGAAATCGTTTTAACCATTTTTGCACACAAAGTTAAACCATAAATCGTGTTGGTCCAATAGGCGCCACCCTTATCTGCGACTAGAACTAAGATAGCATAACACTGTACAACGGATTTCTCGAATCCATGCCTGATATAGCCCGTTGAGCAGATCTTCCCGAAAAATTGAATTATGGATAGTAAGGATGATTAGAAAAGAATAAAGCAATCATGTCTAACCAAACCGTCAACGTTATCTCCGCTGAGCAAGACGCCGCGTTTCACAAACTCAATGTCGACAACATCGTCGTCGAGTTGCCCAAGAATGCCGCTGCCCCAGGGCAAAAGGGTGTCTGGGTCAACATCAAGTACAAGTATGGCAATGAAAAGAAGGACAAACTGGACAAACTCAAGATTCAGACATCTGAGCTCTTCTCGTACGGCATCTCACGGTATGAGGAATCGTCTCCCGCCAAGATGTGCCTTGTCATGGTTAATAGAAAGCTTCGTGAGGCGCAGGCCAATGATGAGGATATCAGTAATGAGGATGCAGAGGACATCAAAGTCGAGGACGCCACCATCAAAATGTTGGACGACATCACAGAGAAGGTCAAGGAGGCTATGAAGGAACCTGAGATGGTCAAGGCTCTCGGTAAGCAGCGCGACAAGAAGTGGGCTTCCAGCGTCGATAGCATGGAGATCGTCAAGAGGAAGGAGCAGGATAACGGCATCGACGCGGTCTACGTCTACGCCAAGGTTGTCACAGCCAACAACTTCATGAAAACCAAATTTCTCATGCTTGATGAGGAAGAGGATGAGGGGATCAAGGACCTCAACCAGGACGAGACTGTTAAGAAGCTATCCCATAAGGATGTAAACTGCAAAGCCACCGCCATGCTCGTAATCGACAGTGTGTTTGTGGGTAAGGAACCTTACCTTCAGGTAAAGCTGTCTGAGGTTGTGGTGAGTGAATTCATCGAGTACAAAGCCAAGCGCAACATCATCCTGCCTGCTCGTTTTAAGAACAGGTCGGCTGAAAAGAAGCCAAATGCTAAGTTGTATGATTCTGATGAGTCAGATGAGGATGACGTAAAACCCACCAAGAAGGTCATCAAAGACGATTCCTCTGATTCAGATTCAGACTAAGTGCATACCTAAACGTAAGACGCGGTACCTTTTTTATTGAGCATCGGCTCTTCTGAGCCATCGAAATTTAACCCTTCGGGGTTACATTTCACACATACTTGGAGCCTCATCGCCTCGAATGGGTTATGTAGTATCTTATGTATACAAAATGAGGAGAATTGTTAAAGACAGGGGTAAAGACAGGATCAATGAACAATCGCTTTGGAATGACACTGCGATTGAAGAGACCATAAAGCGTATGGACCCTGACCAACTGTACAGGTATCAGAAGATGGCCCAAACCCTGTACGAGAAGGCCAATGATCCTAATCCTCACACCGTCAATATGGAGGTTGCCGCGCAAGTGAGGTTGATGCTACGTGACGGTCTGCATCCAGACATGCTTGAAGAAAATGAAAGACAGATCTACATCGACGTATACGGTTTAAAGTCGTTGGAAGAGTACACAAAAGATGATGACGATAGAAGCGACGATCAATGCCCTGATTCAGACAAAGGCCAAGATCAAGGAGTACCAAGTGATAGTAAATGGACTACGAAAGCAGGAAAGAGAATTGGTAAAAGAGATCCAAAGCTACCTCAACGAACGAAACGAGCAGGGCATTCGCGTAGACGACACCACGTACATCACACTGGCGAGCCACGAGAAGAAGATCAACCTCAACAAGAAGGACCACCAGCAGAGAGTACGTGATCTGCTCTACTCACGAGGCATTGACGACGAGGAATTCATGATCCAACTCCTCAATAGGACCAGCGATGTGGTCCAGGAACAGAAGATCAAGATAAACAAAGAGAAGTGAGGCCTTTAGCGACACAGCACGTAGTGTAATTGAATTTATAACCACAGGTGGTTATAAAACGTATATTACCTACCAGCCTAAGCTGTCGTAATTTATGTCCTCATAGCAATGCAGATCTATGTCCATCACGCTTTCTAGCCAATCTCTGAACGCAGCCATCTTGGGTACGTTGTGAGCAAGAATGTCTATAGCTTTGTACTTGATGTACAGTTCATGAGATTGGGCATACTCTGAGAAGAGGGTTGAATCGTTCTTGTTTGCCCCTGAGAGACTGTAAAAGTCCTGCTTGTAGAGGTCTTGCAATGAGTATACTACCAAATACTGAGCAACTGTCCTCATGTAGGCAACGTTCAATTTGAAACATGTTAGAAGATCGCTCACCTTGACCACGAGACCATCTCTTGTCTTCTTACCTCTGAACTCGATCATCCCGTAACGGTTGTTGGCCCCAAATGTGATCAGCTCAAGATCGCAGGGGAAATGAGGTGCGGGACACTCATCATCAGGGGTTGTGGGAGGTGTTAATAAATTCAAGGATGACATGATTAATACCGTTGCCTTTTTACATGATTATCTTTAACCCTAAAAATAAGAATGACGTCGTTACAACAAACTCAAGCCAACGTTCAACAACCATTTTATGTTTGCGCCTCCAGCAGGCATTCGCTTTGAACCAGACATTGAAGAGGACCTCGTTGTTTCTGTACGCGACGAAGCCAGGATGCGGTGCAGTCCCACACAACGAATAGAAGTTTATTTATCGAAGCAGCACTCGAGTGCCAATTTGATAGCCTTATGGGACATGCCTATCTTCATGCTTTGGTCTATTAACCCCATGTTGTCCAAGTGTTGTTTTCCTTTGGTTACTATCTTGAGTTGGTGACACTTCTTGAGGAGTTCTAGCAGCGATTCCCAGTACCTATCTGTTGAGTCTTGGATCAGTTTTACCACATTTTTATGTACTCGTTCTAACTCGGGTATGATGTTCTTGAAGAGTAACGTCTCAAGGTCCAAGACCACGAGGAGCTTAGTCTCCTTAGGTCCACTCGCATAGAAGACGTCTACCTCACCATCTTCGTCAAGTACCATCAAGTACTCCTCCGATATGATGCCTATCTTGTACGGGATAGACTTCAGTGACGGTTCGAGGCGCTTGAGAAGATCAATAAGACCTTGTGGTGATGACGTGGCCTGCACCTCCTTCACGATAGACACATCTGGGTCAGCAGCCAAAACAGCCTCAAAATTGACATCGTTATCCACCCACCTTGACAAGGACAGAAACTTCTTAGTGTCCATCTTGATCTCGTGCTTTGATGGTATGTACAGCAAGCATGGGATGCCGTTCTCTGTGTTGAAGTGTACGTAGCGCAGTTTGTCGTTACGGCCGTATAGCTCCTTCACGGTGCATCTGAGGGCTGGTCTACCACCGCTCGTGCTTCGACCTGTGAGCAGGTCATAGAGTTTAGAATACAATAACATGTTTTTACTCAATAGAAATGATCTTTAGAGCCCTTTAAACTCCTAATTATATAACTTGGTTATTATGAGTAATCTAATCTGATCTATATCCTGAAGTAATGTGGTTGTTCTACTTCAAGTTTCACTTAGTCGCTCTTCTTTGTCGCTGGGTGTTTACCGGTCTTCCTCCTTGGGGATGCCTTGTTTTCCTCAATTACTTTGTTCAGTTCGGCATTGACGATATGGTCCAGCTCTTCTTCATTTGTTTCGATATGCAGAGGTTCTAGGTCACACATGGCAGACTCGCAGGGGGGCGACCTGGGTTGTAGTCTATCATATGGTTGTTGTCTGTGTTGTTCATACATGGGGTATTGGCGTTCGGTTTGGGGTTGATTGGAGTTGCCCGAAGAAGAAGCTGGGTGTTCGGGCGCGTATTTGGGTCTGTACATGGCCTGCAGGTCATCTGGGGGAGGCGGTCTTGCAAACAACATCTCAATGGCTTCGCATCGTTTGGAAAGCTTGAGCATCTCCTGGTTCTGGGTCGTAACCTTGGTATACATGAAGTAGCCCACGATAGCAATGGCCATGATGCATATGGCGCACACAATGATATTTTCCAAGTTCATTTTCTCTAGTTCGCACAAATCGTTAACTCAGATATTCCCCATTACTATA